ACGCGCGCTGGCAGTTGTCCGATGTGGAGCAGTTGCGGGCGCGCGGCTTCCGGGGCGCTGACCTGCCGCCGAGCCGGGGCATCATCTTTTACACCGACAACCAACTGGACGAGACCATCGCCGCGCCGGTGCGCGAACGCCTGAGCGCCATCAGCCGTGAGCGCAGCTTACCGATCACCAGCGCCAGCTTGAAGCGCATGTCGTTCGGCGTCAAGAACGTCTACTTCCACAGTCACCAGCGCGGCCACAAAACCATGTTCAAGCAGATTTTAGGGGCGCTAGAAAACAGCCGCGCCGACGTGGTATTCTTTTGTGAGCATGATGTGTTGTATGATGCGTCTCACTTTGAGTTTGTGCCGCCGCGCCGGGATACGTTTTACTACAACACCAACGTTTGGCAGCGGCGTCACACCGACGGGCACGCGGTCTATTGGCTGTGCCGCAAGTTGTCACAGATGTGCTGCTATCGCACGTTGGCGCTTGAGCACTACCGCCGCAAGCTGGCGCTGGTGGAGGCCAATGGCGGCGTGTACGACGCGCACCTGGGCTTTGAGCCGGGCACCCGCGCGCGCGCGCAAGGCGGCGTGGATGACAGCCCACATGGGGACTGGCGCTCGGCTGTGCCCAACATTGACATTCGGCACGGTAGCAACCTGAGCAAGAGCAAGTGGTCGCCGGCTGACTTCAGGGACCCGGCCAATTGCATTGACTGGCTCGAAGCGGACAGCGTACCAGGGTGGGAAGGAGTAGAAATCTAACATGACCTCACCATCTGTTAGCCCATCGGTCTCACCATCGGCCAGTGTCAGCCCGTCGGCCAGCGCCTCGCCCAGCGCGGAAGTATATGGCACAATCACGTCACCGCATCATATCGGCGCGATAAAAGGTTAGCCCACTATGCCAATGCCAAACGCCGTCCAGTATTCGCGCAACGATACGTTTCAGATCACCTGGACTTTTGACGACGACACCGCCACCCCGGTCAACTTGACCGGGGCTACGCTGTACGGCATCATCCTACGCGATGAGACTCAGACCGCCATCACCGGGACGTTGACGGTGGTGACGGCTCTCTCGGGCGTCTTTTCGTGGGCTCCGTCCGTGGCCGACGTAGCCCAGGCCGGCACATTCTTTGTCCAGTTCTACGCCAAGTATTCCGGCGGCAAGCCTAAGCTAAGTTCGCGTCATCGCTGGTTTGTGGAGCCGGGCTTCGACTTCGCCTTCGCCTCCCCGAGCCAGTCGCCGTCGGCCAGTGTTAGCCCTAGCGCGTCGGCCAGCGCATGAGTATTATCCCCGCTGCTACGCGCGAACGCATCATGGCCGGGGCGTGGGCTGAGGTCAGCGCGCGCCGCCGGCGTTTGGCGCTGCCCAATACGCACCTCGGGCAGGACCTGGTACTTGCCAGCCCGGCGCGTTTCAAGGTCGCTAACTGCGGGCGGCGCTGGCGCAAGTCATCGACCTCGCTCATCGCGCTGCTGAATAGCGCGCAGGCCGTGCCGGGGCTGTACTTCTGGATTTGGCCGTCTTACCCCATGGGGCAGACCGGATGGGACATGCTGCGGGCCGTGTGTGACGGCCAGTGGGAAGTCAGCGAGGGGCGGCGTCGAGTGAAAGCGCCCAACGGCGCCGAGATATGGATCAAGTCAGCCGACAACCCGCAGAGCTTGCGCGGCTTTGGCTTGACCGGGGCGGTGCTGGATGAGTGCCGCGATATGTCGCCTAAGCTGTGGCCGGAGGTGGTGCGCCCGGCGCTGGCCGACAAGCTCGGATGGGGCATGTTCAATAGCACCCCGCGCGGCTATGATTGGTTTCAGGGGCTGTACCAATTCGCGCTCGACAACGGGCCGGAGTGGGCGGCCTGGACTTTCACCACGCATGACAACCCATCCATTGACCGGGGCGAGTTAGCCGAGATCGAAGCCAGCACTCCGGCCCTGGTCTGGCGGCAAGAGTACCTGGCCGACTTCAGCGCCGGCGCTGAGCTGGGCGTATTCCGGGGCGTGCGCGCCATCGCCACCCTGCCGCCCGGCGACCCTGCCGCGCACCTCGGCCACCAGATTGTCTCGGGGCTAGACTTTGCACAGGCGGCGGATTACACTGTGCATAGCGTCGGCTGTGTGACCTGCCGCCAGCAGCTAGAGATTGACCGCTTCAATCGCATGGCCTGGGCACTGGTACGCGCGCGCGTCCGGGCCGCCTGGGAGCGCTGGCATATCGGCAGCATCTTGGCCGAGCGGAACAGCATCGGCGGCCCAAACATCGAAGCGATGCAGGCGGAGGCCTTGCCGGTCGTGGCCTTCGACACCACCGCCACCAGCAAGGCGCCGCTGATCCAGTCGTGGTCACTGGCAATCGAGAAAGCGGAGTGGGCGCTGTTGGATGATGCGACCCAAACCTGGGAACTCGAAGCCTACCAGATGACGCCCAGCAAGACCACCGGCCGCCCGACCTACAGCGCCCCGCTAGGCGGGCATGATGATACAGTCATGGCCGGGGCATTGATGAACCACGCCGCGCAGTATAGTAACGCCGACCTGATTGCCTGGTGAAAACATGACCATTCTCGACAACTTCCTGGCCCGCATCGGTTATGCCAAAGCGCACGCCGCGCCTGTGCCCGTCCCCGGCGAACTCCTGGCGCTGGCCGGCAGTTACAAATGGGATATGTCCACCGCCGACGGGGCCGGTAAGCAGGCCCAGCTATATGCCGCCGTGAACTGGATTAGCGCGGCCATCGAGCGCGTGGCCGAGTTTGGCGGCGTAGCGCAGTTCAGCGTGACGCGCCAGGCCGGGCCGGATGATGCAGACACCGACATACCCAACCACCCCTTTGAGCTGCTGCTGCGCCATCCTAATCCGGACCAGTCGGGCAGCGAGTTCTTGCGCGATGTTATCAGTTGGTTCAAGCTGACGGGCAACGCCTATATTTTCCTCAACGCGACCAGCGAAGGCGCGCCGCCGGACGAGTTGTGGATTGTGCCGTCGCAGATGATGCGGCCCCTGCCGGACGGCGCCAGCTTCATTCGCGGCTACGAATTTACCCCTAACGGCCAGCGGCCAATCTTCGTTGACGCCTGGCGCATCCTCCACCTGAAAACCTTTAACCCGCTCAATCCGTTCGTGGGCCTGTCAGCGGTGCAAGCGTTGGCGCTGGACGCCTACGGCGACATCGAGCAGCAGAAGTGGAACCTGGCCCTGTTCGGCAAGAACAATGGAAAGTTCCCCGGCATCCTGGCCTTCAAGCACGCCATCGCGGACCCGGAGTGGAGCAAGCTCAAAGCCACGCGCGACACTGAGTGGGGTGGCTCCAACCGCCCCGGCGTAGTCATGTTGCGCGGGGTCGGCGATACCATCCAATGGCTGCCGGCCGGCTTTTCGCAGAAGGATATGGAGTTTTTGGGTGGGCGCAACTTTACGAAGGAGATGATTTACGGCAGGCTGGCGCCCGGCCTGGCGTCCATCTTGGCGGTCAATGCGACCGAGGCTAACGCCATTGCGGGCAAAGCCATCCTGATTGAGTTCGGCGTTTGGCCGATACTGGAGCAAATCGGTCAGAAGTTTAGCGCCAAGATTTTGGCGCTGTACGGGCCTGACCTGGTAGGCACGTTTGATGATCTGCGTCAGACCAACCGCATCCTCGACTTACAAGAGCAGACCGAGTATGCCAAGTATCACACGGTCAACGAAGTCCGCGCCGAATACTACGGCGACGACCCGCTGTACCTGGACAAGTCGCAGATGGAGCACCTAGCCGACAACGAAGCCGCCGCCGCCGAGCGCAGCGCACAAGCCCTGGCGCAGTTTGGCAAGGTCGACGCCACGCCTGAAGCGCAAAGCACCGTGCTGGACCCGCGCGGCCTAATGTTCGCGGCGCAGATTGGGCCGTCTACACCGCTGCCGGGCGAGAAGCAAGCCGCGCCGCCGATGATGTTTCCCGCCCAGCCGCCGATGATGCAGCAGCCCGGCGCCGCTGGCAGTGATCTGGTTGTGCCGAATGCTGATCCGGCGGCGGAGCTGGCGGAGCTGGCGAAGTGGGAGAAGTTTGCCATCGCGCGCGCGGGCAAGGGTGGGCGTGAGTTTGAGCCGCGCCGCCTGCCGCTATTCCAGGCGGCGCGCATCAATACCGCCCTCAAAGCGGCTGTGACCGTCGCCGAGGTGCACGCCGTATTCCAACGCGAGCGCGAGACGCCCGGCCTGCTAGACGTGGCTGTCAAGTTAACCGCCGCGATAGAGCAGGCGGTGGCGAAGCTATGACCCAGGCCCGCGCCGTCCTGCGCGACCTGCTGGGCCTGGCCGCCGCCTGGCACGCCGCCGCGTTCAAGGCGGCTCGCCCGCCCGAACCAGACCGGGCCGCCAAGCGTAAGGCGGAAACAAAACTGGCGGCGCTGCTGGGCGCTTACTTCGCCCGCCTGGCGAAGAAGGCTGCGGTCAAGTTGACGGACCACCCGCCCAAGCAACAGGCTGAGAAGGCGTCCTATGTGGACGATGAGTTCGATGACGCGTTTTTTGATGACGATGATTTTCTCACCAACCTGGCGGCGCTGCTGCTGGCGGCCAGCACGCTCGGCACGTTGTCGTTGCCGGCCATGCTCAACCTAGAGTTGGACTTGACCGCCACAAACACTGAAGCGGCAGCGGCGGCGCGCGCGTATGCCTTTGACCTGATCCAGGGTCTAACCGACACGGCGCGCGAGACGTTGCAGACCGTCATCAGCGAGTTTGTGACCACGCCCGGCATGACGCTGGGCGACGTGATTGACCGGCTGCCGTTTGACCAGCAGCGGGCGGCGCTGATTGCCACGACCGAGATTACGCGCGCCTACGCCACCGGGCAGGCGGCGGCGGGCGAGGCGTTGGCCGGGCAGTTCCCGGACGTGCGCACAATCAAGAAGTGGTACACCAACAACGATGACCGCGTGTGCCCGATCTGTGAGCCGCTGCACCTCACAGAAGTAGATGCAGGCGATGAGTTTGCAGACGGGATTGATATGCCGCCCGCGCATCCCGGGTGTAGGTGCTCAACGTCCTATCAAAGGCGCTTCGATGACTGATATCAATATCAAAATCACTGGCCTGGACGTGCTGCAAGCGGCGCTGGGTAAGTTCCCGAACGAAATCAAAGCTGAGTTGGGCGGGCTGAGCAAGGACGTGGCCGACCTGATTTTGGACGAGACCGGTCTGCGCGCCTACCCGCCCTTGACCGCCGCCAACCTGCCGCCCACGCCGTTCTACATTCGTGGGCGCGGCCTAGAAACGGCCAGCGGGAACAAGGGCAACAGCGAACGCTACGGCACGCAGTTCTATGTCAAG